ATGAGTGTAAATTTAAAAAGCCTATTAACCTCGATAATTAAGCAAGTTCAATATCTTGAGTTTGTTTTTAATGATATTGAAAACGGGACAACTTTAAATGCTGCTATTGGCATTCAGCTTGATGGTATTGGTGATTTAGTTGGGTTACCTAGATTTACCGACGATGATGATGCTTACAGGGCGGAAATAAGATTCCAGATTTCTTTGAATAACAGCTATGGAACACCTGAAGATATTATTGGTTTTTTGAAGCAACAAACAAACGCAACTTCAATTCAATATCAAGAGAGTTACCCGGCTAAAGTTGTTATTAATATCGAAGCTTTAATATCAGATATTCCAGGTGATATTTTAGCCCAAACAGAACGGATCGCACCGGCAGGCGTTCAAATTCAAATAACCCAATCAGAGCCCGGACAAATATTTTTCGGGTTTGATCCTGAAGGTGGGGTTCAACCACTTGTATCTGGATTTTCAGAACCCAATTATGTGCCTGATGCCGGGCTGGGTGGTCAATTATCAGAAAAATTTTCGTAGGAGCATAAAAATGGCTATTAAACCAACAACTATTGTGGAATGGGCCACAGCAAACCCACAAGACCCCACAAGTTTACAGGACGCTATTATTGAGCCTACTGCCGGTAAAAAGGCAAGTGGATTTTTAAGGCTTGAGAAGCCCTCTAGACAGGATTTTAATTGGGTTTTGAATCTAATTGGTTTATGGATTGATTATTTTGAGCAAACAACGGATGATAATCTTGCTAATATAGCTACAAATACTGGTGATATATCTACTAATGCCGGTAATATTGTAGCTGCAACGGCAGCGGCAGGGGCCGCTCAAGATGATATTGATGACCATATTGCAGACACAGCCGGCGCACATAATGACACCGCTATTACGAACACTTCAGGAGTTGTGGGCGCAAATGTTTCTTTGGCTTTGGATCAGGTAGATACGGATATTAATAATCATCTTTCTGATACTGTTGGAGCCCATGCAGATACAGCAATCAGCAATAGTTCAAGCGTAGTTGGCACTAATGTAAAACTAGCCCTTGATCAACTTGATAGCGATGTTGGTGTAAACACTGGCCTTATTGGTGGTAACAATACTCAAATAGGTACTAACGCCGGTAACATTGCAACTAACCAGACAAACATTAGTGCTAATAATACTCTTATTACAAGCCATATTGCAGACACAGCCGGCGCACATAATGACACCGCAATTGCAAATACTTCAAGTGTAGCCGGTGCTAATGTTCAACTGGCTTTGAATGCTTTGCTTGCTGCTATAAAAACGCCTTTAAGAGAGGATAAAGCGCCAGGGTCTATAAACTTTCCTTCCACAATCGCGGTCAATAGTTCTGGTGAAAGTGACACTTTCACTTTTACTGGTGCCGCTGTTTCAGATTCGGTTTTGGTGCAACTGCTAAATAGAAACTCCCTTGGGGTTAATGATAATGCTAAATGGTGCGTGTTTGATGGTATAATCACTGCGCCTAATACTATGAAAATCTTAGTCGGAAACCCTAATGGGGTAAGTACCGTTCCACCCGCTGATCTTGAAGATGCAAATTTTAGGATCACAGTTTTTCCCGCTTAAATAGCTTTTTATTCCCATGCTAGGAATGCGGTCAGAAATGGCCGTGTTTTTTTTAATCTTTTTTTATTATTATGTGGTAATATAATTAAATTTATTGTATTATATAAATATGAATAAGGAATTAACAAAAGGGGCAAAAATGACAAACGAAAAAGATGTATTATGGGATAATTTTAAAACTCCAGATTTAAGTTCTGATGAGCTTATGGATAACGGACTCAACCAAAAATGCTCTAATTGTAAATGTTGGGTTTCTAAAAGAATTCAAATAAGGGGCCTTTGTCCAGATTGTAGGAATAAAGACAAAGAGAGAAAATTCAGGGTTGGTGATATAAAAGAAATCATTTTAAAATATTGCGAGGGTGCCGATACACAAGAGCCTGGTTTCCATATAGATAATCTAGATGAAATGGCCGAGGATATTCATGAATTTTACACTGAAACCAAGGGAGTGGGATAAAAATGACTTACTTAATGAATAAAAATACCGGATCAATAGATACCCTCGAAAATTGGGGGGATAATTACCTAGCTGATGCCAATTCCACTTGGGAACAGTGGAGTAGAGAACTAATAGAAGTTACCAAAGATGAAAAAGGTAATTGGATTGAATCGGGGGTTGAAAATGGATAACCATCAGCAAATGGAACTGATTCTAAGTACCCTATTGTCCTGTGATAGAATCAAAGGGAACGGGGCAAAAGACCAAATCAAACGAGTACTAAAAGAATACCATGAACAGTATAGTATTGATGGCAAAATGACACCAGATAATTTTAAAGGGGCACAGATATGAGTGAAGAAATAACCACAGCAAAGCAAAGGGAAGGGCTAAAGCAAAGGGAAGGGCTAGAAAAACTAAGAAAGCCTTTTCCAAAAAACCAAATTGGGAAGCTACCCAAACCCACCAAAAAGCAGACAGAAGAGGCCAAGGGGCCTAAATGGGACCGTATCCATTGCCAGGTTTGTAATCAAAAACACCACAAAGATGTGATTCATTTGGATTATGTGGGCCACGCAGCTATAACTGATAGGCTATTAGATGTTGATCCTGGTTGGGATTGGAGGCCGTTATGTTTTGACAAGGAAACCGGTCTACCACTTTTTGATAAAAATGGCGGCTTATGGATTGAGTTAGAGGTTTTGGGTTTAAAAAGGCTTGGTTATGGGAACGCTGCAAGCGTGTCTTTTAAAGATGTTGGCAGCAGAGAAAAAGAAGTAATCGGTGATGCTCTTAGAAATGCCGGAATGCGTTTTGGTATGGCTCTTGATTTATGGCACAAGGGAGAATTACACGTTGATGAAGAACCTGAAAAAACAACAGAGAAAAAGAAAGAAACCACCAAAAACGTAGTTAAACCAGTAAGGGCTACGCTGAACGCTTCATTGGCAAAGATTAAAGACCCTAAAATTTTCGGGCAGATGGTTGAAAGGTTTGCCAAAAAATATGGCCCTGGTATTTGGGCTGAGAAAACAGCTCACAAAAACGAAACTTGGAAACATTTATTTGATACTCATGGGGGCAAATTCGATAAGAAAGAACCAAACCCACAAACCGTATTCGATAGCCTTTTAAAAGACAGAACCGTGGATGGCTTATCTGCTGTTTGTGACCATTATGACAACCACAAAGAATTAAAAAATGAAAAAAATAAAAAAGAAATTTCAATTTTATCAACAGAGGTGAATTAAATGGATAATTATATCGAGAAATTCGATGTGGCTAAGACCTCCACAAATGAGATTACACACTTACTAGAGAACATGGTCATCACAGACCATGATACTAGAAATGATGCTTATGAGGCTTGCAAACAAGCTAATGCACTGAAAAATGAAGTGGATGAGAAACGCCTAGAGTTACTTAGACCAATAGCCGCCGAAAAGAAATCCATGAAAGCTGATCATAAAAAAGAACTTGAACCACTGGATGAACTAAAAAAACAAATTGAGGAATACGCAAACGACAATTTGATAGGCCCCTTAAACAAGGCTATTGCAATAAGAAAGCAAACCATTATCGCCTGGGATGATAAAATAAAACGAGAAGAGGCCGAAAGATTGGCTGAAATTGAGAGAAAAAGGGTAGAGGCTGAAAGAAAGCACATTGAGGATCTAAAAAAGACCGAAGAAAAAACAGGCATTGCAAAAGAGATTGCCCAAGAAAAAGCAGATCAAAAGGTGGAAGAATCTAAGGTTGATTTGGAACAAGAAAAAGAGGATCTATTATCCAAGAAATCAGGCAGGCAGAAAGAAGTAATTCGACACGAATTGGATAATATACACATGGTTCCTGAAGAATACCTAAAACCAAGAGAGGTGGATTGGGTTAAGGTAAAGGCCGCAGGGTTTAAGCAAATACCTGGGTTTAATGTTTTTAAAGAAAAAGAATTGATGTTTAAATAAGCTAAAAATGAATATAACTCTTAAAAATGGCAAAATAGAGGAATCCCTATCTGATTTAAAAGATGGGGATTACACTATTGAAAAGCTCAAGAAAAAGAGAACTAATCCTCAAAATTCGTGGATTCATGGGTTCTTATTCCCACCGGCAGCAAAGATTATGACTAGGCACCTGAAGATTCAAATTAGCCCAAAGATGGCTAAACACGTCCTAAAAGCTAGGTGTGCAGTTGATTATATACCGGCTTTAGGTGACTGGATACAGCTTGATACTAGCGATATGGACACTATAAGAATGATGAAATTTATAGAAGACTGTTTAAAATATCTGGCCACAAAATATGGTGAATATATTGAGGGGCCAGATGATATGAACTATCAAAAAATAGAAAATATATGATTTTTTACTTGGAGATGGTGTACAATTAATTATATTAAAATAAGCAAAAGTAATCGACTTACTCAACTTGCAAAAATTTAGCTCTACCCGGTTCTGATGAATATCAGACGGTTTATTTTAGTCGATTAATCCGGCTTGCCGGGTAGGGCATGAGGTATAAATGGCGAAAGAACTCCCGTATTTCAGATTTTACCCCCAAGAATGGCAAAACGGCGATATTACCCTGGAGTCATTAGAGCAGCAGGGTTTATTTATGAATATTTGTGCTTATTACTGGATTTCAGATTGTAATGTAAGATTAAAGACTCTTGAAAAGAGATTTAAGGAAACTGAATCTTTATTTGAATCTGAAATTTTGCACAAAGATGGTGATTTTCTGATGATCAAATTCTTAGATAAACAATTTGAAGAATTACACGAATATAGAGAAAAAAAGCGTATTGCAGGCAGAAAAGGGGGTTTAAAGAGGGTAAGCAACACTAAAGAAGTGCTAAAGCATAACTCAACCATAAAAGAAAAGAAAAAAGAAAATGAAAAGAATAGTAGCATAACTAAAGCGGAGCTTGATTTACCAACAAAAAAAGATATAGCTGAGTTTAAGGCTCACATGAAAAAGGTCTTATCATGAGTAATTATTCAGATTTACTCAAGAATCCTAAATGGCAAAAGAAACGACTTAAAATAATGGAAAGAGATGGTTTTAAATGCCAATACTGCCATAATGGCGATAAAACCTTAAACGTACACCACATAGTTTATTTTCAAGGAAAAGATCCTTGGGAATATGAAAATCGCTTTTTAATCACCTTTTGTGAAGACTGTCATCAGAAAGAACATCAAATGGAAAATGAGATGGGGAAATTAAATATAAGCCAATATTTAAGAAACCTGGGTATGCCTAATCTTTTTTTAGGAAAATTCTTAAAAGCCATAAAATCAATTAGTGGTAATGATAACTACCATGAAATTATACAAAGTATTATTACAGGCCCTAAACCTTTTGTAAATAAGAAAGAAACACTTAGAGTTCACAAAAAACGTAAAAAGTCCACCAAAAAAGAAAACGACCTTAAAACCTTTAAGCTTTGCCGTAAATGCAATGGTCAGTTGGTTATTAGAAAACCTAGAGGAAAAATCAAATCAAAACAGAAATATTACTTTAAATCGTATTTTTATTGTACTGACTGCAAAGCAATGTACATGAGAGAAAGCGAAAAGGTGTTTATATAAATGGCACTACCAACTTATCAAGAATGTCAAGAAGCAAGAGCACAAGGTAAAATGACACCAATCCACTGGTTTATATTAGAGTATGAGCCAATGGGGATACACACAGAGAAGTTCAGGGATGGGCTAACTAAGGTGATTCATTATGTGCGAAAAATAAAGTAATCTTTTTTTATTATTATGTGGTAATATAATTTAATTTAATGTATAATATGAATATGAATGAAACACACAAAAAGGGGCAAAAATGACTTACACAAAAGAAATGAAATTTAAAATCGGTGTTTATATGTATTACTCAGAAGCTGCAAAGGCCCAGGGGAATATCGAAGCGTATGAATATTTTGAAAGAAAATTAAAAAAATTAGGCATAAAATAAATGAAAACTGCATTCATAATATCCTTTTCTCTAATTGGTTGGTTAGGTCTAGCGATATTCATTATCAGGGACCACCAACCACCAGAACCATGTGAATGTGCTATACCCTTGGAGTATTGTAAGCAGAAACTAAAAGAGATGGACCAGTATTCAGCAAGATATTTTACTATAGGAGAATGTAAATGAAATACTTACTAGATGCTGAGAGGAACCTTTCAGAACGTAGGGCCGAGACTAGAGAAAAGGACAAAATCACAAAAGCCCAAAACGACCTTATTTTTAGAGAAAAACGCCAAAGAGAAGCTTTATACAAATTACCAGAAGATAAAGAAAAAGGAAGGAAACCACAAGCATATAGGAGAAAGGAAAAATGAAATTTTCAATTTATTCAGTAGTGTTTTTATTAATAATAAACTTTACCGCTTGCGTTGTAGGCGAAGATCCAATTGAAGCAAATAATTTAACCGCTGATGAGTCTTTTAGTGTTCCAGTATTGAATGTAATCGAAACCACTTATGAAGAGGTATGCCCAACAGATCGAAGTTGGGGCGTTATTGATGCTCTACCAAATACAGTGGTGACAGCTTTTAGTATTTATTTACACGCCTCGCCTGATTTTTCAGGGGTAGCAAATAGCCATGACTATTATTCAACATTACTAAACCGTACAGTTAAGAAGCAGATCACTGGTAGCCTTTATGATACTGGAAACCATCAGTTTTTATATGATTGTCATGGATCTAATATTGGGGGCCAACACGAACCAGGTTTTAAAATTGAAGTTATTTATTAAGGAGTACAGAAATGATAGATATGATGAAGAGGTTAGACGAATTAATTCTTGAATGTGAGAAAGAGGTTTTAATAGCAGATACTCTTATGGATAAAAGCTTTTGGCAAGGGAAAGAAACCGCTTACTTAGAACTATTTATTGAAGTAAAAAAAGGGATAAGATTATGAATAACAATACAGGCGAAAACAATACAGGCGAAAACAATAAAGGGGACAGGAACTCTGGGGACAGGAACTCTGGGTACAGTAACTCTGGGGACTGGAACTCTGGGAACAGGAACTCTGGGGACAGGAACTCTGGGTACAGGAACTCTGGGGACAGGAACTCTGGGTACAGTAACTCTGGGGACTGGAACTCTGGGCACTGGAACTCTGGGGACTTCAATTCAACAACACCAGATACAATAAGATGCTTTAATAAAGATGTTGATAGGGAGACTTGGGAACAGGCAGATAAACCACAGTTCATTTATGATGTAAACCCAAATATATGGGTAGATGAATCAGATATGACAGATGATGAGAAAAAAGAGTTCTCAGGGTTCCATGATAGAGGTGGGTATTTAAAAACCATTGAATACAAAGAGGCATGGAAGATTGCATGGGATGAGGCGAGCGAAGAGGATAAAACTCTATTGTCTAAGTTACCTAATTTTGATGCAGATGTGTTTGAAGAGATCACTGGAATAAATGTATTTGTGAATGGATTGGATTTCTCTGAATCAGGAAAGGAATCCAACGCAGAAGAATTTACTGTAGGTGAAATCGAAAAGCTTCTAGGAAAGAAAATAAAAATCATAAAGGAAAAATAACATGGAAGAAATAAAAGAAATAATTATGAGTCACTGCAAAGGGATAGCTTACCCAGAATTTGAACTTGAAGATTTGAACGTGATGGTAAAAGAAATCAATGACCATTATACTAATGTAAAGAGCCAAGAGCTAACCAAAGCAAAGGAAGAGATCGAGAGGTTGAAACAGTACACCACTCACGATGAGCTAACTTGCCAATTAATCACAGCTGGGTTTTTAAAGCATGTAGATAATAGAGTGTGCACCTGTGGCCTTGACGAACTACTCAAAGAGGTGAAGTGATGGAATATAGAGGTATGAAGAGAATGAAAACTATATTGCATTTATGCGCTAATCTTGGAAGTGATAGCAGGTTCTACCAATTAGATAATGATTACGATGTTATAATGATTGGGAAACATATAGGGGTTGAGAATTACGAGCCGCCAGAAAATGTACATGGAATAATTGCGAATCCAGTATGTACAGAGTTTAGTAATGCTAAAAACTCAGGTATCCCGCGTGATTTTGAAAAAGGAATGTTTTTAGTACACCACTGTAAAAGAATAATTAAAAAAGCAAAACCTAAATGGTGGGTAATAGAAAACCCGAGCACGGGAGCCTTGAGGAAATTTATAGGTAAACCGAATCACACGTACCAACCTTGGCAATACGGTAGCCCTTGGACGAAAGGCACGGGGCTATGGGGCGAATTTATAATGCCCGAAAGAACTGTTAAAAATAGGTATGACGTAATTAAAAACCCAAACCTATATATTAAGCCTAGAGGAACGCTGCCAGAGTTTACGGCCTTACATAAAAGTTCGATAGAATTTATAAAAGAGTTTGAATTCGCAAAAGACTTTGTGAATGTAGATGCTGATTTTAGAAGCTTGTGTAGTCAAGGATTTGCAAAAGAGTTTTACAAGGCTAATAAATAACCCACTAACAAAGACTAAGGAGAGATGAAGAGAATGGAAGAAAGAACATGGAAAGAGAGAGCTGAATCCGCAGAGTTAAGGTTAAAAAGAGTTTTAAACAGAGCTGCTTGGCATAGAAAATATTTAGTATCAGTGAATGATTATGAGAAAGCCTGTATTTGCTCAGATATAATTTATAGCCAAGACGATGAAGATTAACCAAAGAGGAACTGTAGAGATGTGTGAATCAATAGGCCCAACTAATTACCCAAAAGCCAGAAAAGATCATGATTGCATGGCTTCAGTATTCTTGAATGAGCAAAATTGGAGTCCATCAGATTTGAGTATGGGAATCACAGAGGCAAAAGATTGGGTTAAAGCTAGGCAAAACAACTACAAGATCAAAAAAGGTGAGAAATACTTGAACCAAACAATGACTCATGAAAGAAAACTTTACTCTTTCAAGGCTATTCCAAAAATACACAATATATGTCTTAAATATGATTTATATGACGAATGTTAAGACTAAGGAGAGATGAAGAGAATGGAACAGATAATCATACACACAATAGAAACTAGTATAAGCGTTTTTATAGCCTATTGGATCGCTAAAGTACTAGTACCATTAGAAGATTAACCAAACAACGGAGAACGAATGATAGTTAGAAGAACAGTAAAGTTTCAAAGAAAGCAGATTGGCCCGGACAGACTTGATAAATCTATGCTGAAAATAGTTACTTGGTGGTTTCTATTCATCCCAGTGGTTGTAATCAATGAATAGGGCTGTGTGATGGATATAGACGCACTAAGACAAGCACACGAAAAGCTGAAGCGAAAGAGCCAGAGGCAACGTGACCGCATAAAGGAACTAGAATCTTGGATGGATCGTGAATTGAATAGCGGTAAAACGTCTGATTTATATTATGGGATTCACAGAAAAGAAGGGCAAGAACTTTTAACCCAAGGATAGGTAAGTGATGGCAAGTAACTACAAAGAAATGGGCTTATCAGACAGAAAACACGCTGATTGGCTATACAAACAAAGCTTTAAGTCACTTGATATTGATTGGGTTCTCAGATATTTAAGGTTGACCCTTTCACACATAAAACTTTCACAACCCAAGGATAGGTAACAAAGATGAGCACACCACTAACAAAAATTCAATTGACAGACTTATGTATAGGGTTTGGTGAGATTGTTATTGAAGATTGGCTTGAGGCGCAATATACCTGTGACAAAATACCAGATTGTGTTCTTACAAGAACAATGGCCAAATTAATGTACCTATACGAACTAATGGAGCAACAAAGATGAAAACACTAGAAGAAGCAAAAGAACACCTTAGAGAAAACTATAAGGACGGTACTAGATGCCCCTGCTGTGATCAATTTGTTAAGCAATATAAGAGGAAAATAAACTCTACAATGGCTTACGGGCTAATTCTGATGAATAAAAATCCTAGTTGGCTTCACTCAGAAACCTTTTTCCATTCTATAGAAAAAGTACCATCATCCATTCGGGGTGATTTACCTAAATTACGGCATTGGGGCTTAATCGAAAAAGAAGAATCTGGAAAAGAGGATGGTAACCCAAACCAAGGGCTTTATAGAATCACACAGGCAGGAAAAGATTTTGTTGCAAAAAGAATCACGGTCTCAAAATACGCTTATTCTTACAATAATAAAATACAAGGGTTTAGTGAAGAATCGTGTACTATCGATCAGTGTTTGGGTAATAATTTCAACTATTCAGAGCTAATGGCAACACATTAATTCACTATTTGAGGTCTTTAAAACTTAATTTATGGATATGATTATCACGTTATGGGGTGGACCTGGAGATGGTAAGGAGATCGAAATCAATGATTTGGATACCGAAAACCCTGATTATTTATATTTCAGCATTATTTCGCCTAATTTTGAACCTAAAGAACCCAAAGGTGATTTGACGATCATCCCCCCAGATATGATTGACAAATACACTTATGTGAGAGGCCCTAAAATCGGTAAGAAATGGGTTTATGAGATTCAAAATGAATAGTAAACTTTATAATTTATATATAGCAGCCAAAAGGCTTTACAATAGTTTAAAGCCCACAGAAATATGGGATATTAAAAACAATATTGAGGTACAACCAGGGGTTTGGAGACTTGAATCATACGAAAAAAAGGTATTTTATGACTTCACTTCAGACCAGTATATTAAAAGCATTGGGCAGCACCGGGAGACGGGCAATATCTTTGCTTCTACTGATCTAAGGTATCAAAATAACCCTTTATTTATAACGCTATATGAACCCTAAAAACACCACGAGAGAGATATGCCAGAAATAGAAAACACTGATCCAGAATTTTGGAAAGTATTAAATGCCCATTTCGGGTTTAAGTATGATTTAGCCTGCAGCGCTTCAAACTGTCTTTGCCCTAATGGGATAACTAAAGTTGAAAACTCATTACACCAACCCTGGAATGAGCTACCAAATTGGAAATTCCTAAACCCACCACCAGAAAACATGGGTTTATGGGTAGATAAGTGTTATGAAGAATCAAAACTAGGGGCTAAAATCGTAATGCTAACACAAGCGGAGACCGGTTCTACTTGGTTTAAGAATTTTATCTGGGGAAAGGCTAGGATTAGGTTTTTATCCGGCAATATGGAAAACCAACCCTCAAATAATTTGATGATTTCAATGTTTGAGCCTAGAATCTTTATGAACCCTGATGTTTGGGAATGGAGAAAAGGATGGGAGTAAATCGCAGCTTATGCCAAAAGCTAGATAAGGTGTTTTCGCTTTATGTGAGGCTATCTAATACCGATGATTCAGGGGTGGGAATTTGCGTAACCTGCAGCCGTATAAAAACCATTCGTGATTTAGACGCAGGCCATTTTATTAGCCGTAGATATTACCCCACTAGATGGGACTTAAAGAACGTAGGGGTACAATGCCGGTCTTGTAATAGGTTTGAGCAGGGGCGACAGTTTGAGTACTCTACTTATATCAATAAGAAATACGGGCAAGGTGAAGCGGATAAATTGGAATTTAAGGCTAAATCAGGCAAGGCTCCTCATAATTTTGAAATAGAAGAAATGATCAAATATTACAAAGAACAGGTCAAGAAACTGAAACTGGAGAAATGCCTCTAAATCTTTTTTTATTATTATGTGGTAATTAAATATAACTATATGTATAATATGAATATGAATTATAATTGGAAATTATCAGACGGATACCCAGAAAAGAATGGGTATAGAGTATTCAGCTGCTTTTCTTGTGGTGGTGGTTCTACAATGGGCTACAAATTAGCCGGGTTTGAGGTAATCGGGAATAATGAGATTGATCCAAAAATGAACGAGTGCTATGTGAAAAACCATAACCCCAAATATTCATTCTTAGAGCCTATACAGGACTTTAAGAACAGGGGTGACTTACCAAAAGAATTGTTTGAACTTGATATTTTGGATGGTTCTCCGCCTTGTAGTAGCTTCTCAATGGCAGGGAATAGAGAAAAGGATTGGGGAAAAGAAAAGAAGTTTAGAGAAGGGCAATCTGAGCAGATTTTAGACACTCTATTTTTTGACTTTATTGATTTAGCTAAGAAATTACAACCAAAAGTGGTTATTGCTGAAAACGTAAAAGGGCTGCTCATGGGGGATGCTGTAAACTATGTGAGAAAAATTAACGAAGAATTTGAAAAAGCAGGGTATTATATACAACACCATTTGCTTGATGCTTCTAAAATGGGCGTTCCACAGAAAAGAGAAAGAGTGTTTTTTATAGCACTTAGAAAGGATTTAGCAGAACCTTTCTTATACCAGAAAACAATGTTTGATATGGAACCAGAGCTAAAATTAGAATTTAATGAACCCAAAATCCTATTTGGTGAGTTTAAAGATGAGAATGGGCGTATTATGTCTAAGTTCCAAACTGAAATTTGGGAAAACAGAGAAGAAGGTGATCCAGATTTTTCTTGCACTAATACTCGATTTAGAAATAAGCCAAATACTGGTTTTGGGCAAAATTATCTTTATACAAATAAGGTTTGCGGAACTATTACGTCGCATGAAGATTGTTATGTTCTTTTTGATTCTCCTAGATATACAAGCAAAAACGAGGTTTGTAAAATTGGGAGCTACCCTTTAGACTATGATTTTAGAGACAAAAAACCTCATTATATGATAGGGATGAGTGTACCCCCACTAATGACAGCAAAGATAGCAGAACAAATCAAAACCCAATGGTTAGATAAACTTGTACTATAAATTAAATTAAATACCTATATTATTACTATGGAAAAACGAATTAAAGGCAAACGATTTAACACTGATAGCGCCAATAAACTGGCCTCAGTCACTAGAGGGTCTGGTGCTTCTAGGTTCATAGAAAACCTTTATATCTCACCACGAGGGGACTATTTCTTACACGGTAAAGGCGGGCCTCTAACCCGTTGGAACGGTGAGGGAATAGTCTCCATTAGTATTGAAACAGCAAAACACTGGATGGAGAAATATGAGAAATAGCATTACTAGAACTTTACTAGGGGTGTTTTGTTACGCCTTGGTGATTTTACTTTCTTTAAAATGGTATGATTGGAAGCTTCTTTTGTTGATGTTTCTGTTTGCCCTTGCTAATAATTTGGAGAGAACATGACAAATAAACCAGGCAGACCACCACTACACGAAAGCGGAACCGCTTTTGTAGGTACTTCACAGCCCAAATATTTAGCAGATAATATGCTTGAAATCGCCAGAATTGAATCATCTGATGAATCTAAGACCTGGCGATTGGCGGCAACACGATTTGTAGAAAACTGGAAGAAAGAGAACCCTGGTGTTTTGGAAGCCAGATAGAGGGTGGTTTAACTATTGCTCAACAATCAAACTAATTCCTTGCTTGTTCCCTCTATCTGGCCTAACCAAAAAGGAGTATTATGCAGCCTAAATTAACAGCAAACGTATCTGATTTTAAGGCCGGAAGATCTGCCGTAAAACTCCACCTTTTGGCAAGGTTCAATAAACAAATATCTAATAGCTCTGAAAGATTATCTGATTACAGTTTCCGGTTCTATGTAAAAACAGGCGTTATGCACTTATCAGCTAAACTGAAGGGGAATGAATGAGTAAAGAAGTTGCCCCAGAAAGCCTAATCGATGAATTAAAGAGATTAAGACAGGAATACTTTTCAATGAAGGAAATGACTGGTAAAATGCAGGGAATTTTACCTTGGGTTAATCATAAATACCATTGCCCTTTATTTATAGATGAGAGTTCAAAGAAGGATTGCAACTGCGGATTGAGTGAGTATTTATCCACATCCCCCACAAGCAAATAACTTACTTTTATTTAATGGAAGAAAATGATGATTTAAACCGTAACCATTCACCACTGGCGAGAATAGAAAAAACACAAGGAACCCTTAACAAAGAAATTACAACCTTAGTTGCTTGGAGAATAGAGCATGAAACAAATGCTAAACGAGATAGAGAAGATTTAGAAGGGGTCAAAGTTCACCTGTACGGTAAAGATGGCAATGGTGGTATCTTTGGCAATGGCGGCTTAGATGATAAAGTCAAAGCTATGGAAACCACGAGTAAAAATTTATGGAAATATATACTAGGAACAGGGGTTTTGGTCGGAATACTATCAAATTTGGACAAAATAATAAGATGAAAATAGCTGTAATTGATGATGAAAAAGATGATAGGTTTTTTCTTAGTCGAATATTGCTAAAATATAATGTTGAAGTACAGACTTACACCTCGAGCATTGATTTTGGGGCCCATGCCAATGCAGATGACTTTGATTTTGTTTGGATAGACTTTACTATAAATCACGGGGCAGGGGCTAAAAACATCCTTAGAGCCCTAACAGTTAAATCAAAAACAAGAGTTGTATTTATATCGCATGGCGACAAACACTTCACGAAAGAATTCAGAGAAAACCCTATTGTATGGGGTCTACTCCTAAAAGGGGATACTGATTCGATTCATGAACACATAAAAAATAGGCTATACGAAAGGGCACACCCTGAAATTTATCAATAAATCGCTTTTATGATACCCAACAGATACTTATATTTAAACTTCACCACGGGTAAAATATGTTAAAATGGTCAAATGAAGACCGACTCATTTCTGAAATAAGGGAATGGTCGAAAAACCCTAGAATCATTGGGGGCAAGAAATTTGAGGATCTAATAACCTCAATGGATCGCTTCGGGTACGTTGACCAAATTGTTATAAATACTGACGGTGAGTTAATCGGTGGCCACGCTAGGTTACAGAAACTAAAACAAGATGGTGAAACATCCGTTTCTGTAAGAACCCCAGATAGAAAACTAAATGAAGCCGAATTCAATGAACTTGCAATTAGACTGAATAAGAATATTGCAGGGGAATGGGATTTTGATGCCTTATTGAAGGATTTCGATTCTGGGGATCTAACCGATTGGGGGTTTGATGAATTAGATTTTTCTGATATTTCCACAGATATTTCGCCAACCATCAATGAAGAAGAAATAAATGAAAAACTGACAGAAGTGTTTATAATACCTCCCTTTTCAATATTAGATACTAGGCAAGGTTACTGGTTAGAAAGAAAACAGATGTGGAAAAGTTTAATAAATGATAATGGAGAAAGCAGAGAATCAACATTGTATAAATCAAAAGGAGATCCGGTAAGCGAAAAAATAAGAAATACAGGTACAGTTTCTATTTTAGATCCTGTATTGGCTGAAATATCATTAAAATGGTTCAATATTAATGGTGGAAAAGCATTTGATTGTTTTGCCGGTGATTCTGTCTTTGGTTTCGTTTCTTCTTATTTGGGCCACAATTTTACAGGAATCGAGCTAAGAAAAGAACAGGTCGATTTGAATCAAAAAAGGATTGATCAAACAAAGACAAAAAGCCGGTATATTTGTGATGATGGCCAAAATGTAGGCAAACACATAAAACCCGAAACCCAAGATTTACTGTTTTCATGCCCCCCTTATTTTAATCTTGAGGTTTATTCTGATTTACCTGATGATGCAAGCAACCAGGGTAGTTATGGAGATTTTATGTTAATAATTGAAAACGCCTTCTCTGATGCTATTAAATGCTTAAAAAACGATAGATTTGCCATTATTGTGTGTGGTGATATTAGAACGAAAAAGGGTGATTATCATAGGTTTCCAGATCACCTAAAGGATTTGTTCATAAAAAATGGTATGGTTTTGTATAATGAATTGATATTAGTTGAACCGATAAGCACTAGTAGGCTAAGAGCAAGGCCTAATATGAGAACCAGAAAAGTGGTGAAAACCCACCAAAATGTATTAGTGTTTTATAAGGGCGATATGAAGAAAATAAAAGAAAATTTTCCTGAAATAGAGGTTGTAATTGAAAGCGAAAATATGGAACCATAGTGAGTGGGCAGTAATAAACCCAGATAGCAACCTAAAAGAAACATACACCGGGCTATTAAAGGCCAGTGGATTTAAAATATTAGGCTTTATTGAACACCATTTTGACCCACAGGGGTACACAGCACTTTGGCTATTAGGTGAAAGCCACTTTGCGATCCACACCTTTCCAGAGGAAAACAAATATTATATAGAGCTTACAAGCTGTAATGAGGATTATCTAAACAATTTCAAAAAATAAGCAATTCAAGGGATTTATAACATTTTGCAACACAATCATCAATATTATATCCTAACTGCTCATAAAAACGAGGGTTATTAATGCAATCAGAACCCCTTAATATATCATCACGGTATAAACCCAGGTTAGGCCATTTTTTAACAATTGCAAGAGCTTTGGTTTTTTGCCCACTTTCATACAATTCTTTAGCTTGTTGTTTTTTTGATACCATACCCTTATTATACCATAAATTTAATTTAACTACCACTGATTCATTAAAATAAATGGCTGTTAAAAAGAAAAAAGCAAAGAAAAAACCAGTGGGCCGTCCACCTTTCGAGGCTACTGAAAAACACCACGAATCAGCTTACAAAGGAGCTAAAAAAGGACTTAACGAACAAGAGATTTCCAAGGTAATGGGGATCGGATATTCCACTTTTAAGGAAAATAAGCAACTATTTCTGGCCGATATTAAAAAAGGACGTGAAGCTTCACAAGATGAAAGATTAAAAACAGTCGAAAACTCATTACTAAAGAATTGCGAAGGATACTTTGTTGAAGAAACAGTAATGGAGCGTAGAGGCACTTTAGACCGAAACAACCAATTTACAGGTGATACCAATGCAGTACAAAGGAAAACTAAGAAATATATCAAACCATCTGATATGGCCATATTCTTCTTTCTCGTTAATCGATCTAATGGTAAATGGGAGTCTATCAATAGAAGGGATTGGTCAACCGAAAACGATTCTGGAGAAATATTAAATGCTATAAGGAAAATGAAACAAGATGCTCAAAGTAGAAAGTGAAACCTGGAAAAAAATTCAAGGATTTGAAAGATATGAGGTTTCTACCCATGGAGAAATAAGATCGCTATGGTTCAAAAATGGCAAAACAGAATCAAAAAGGGAAACACCAAAAAAATTAAGGTTAAGAGAATCACACAATGGGTATTTGAGAACTACCGTTTTTAATAATGGTAAGCCTAAATCTTTTAACGTTCATGTTGTCGTTTTAGAGGCTTTTGTTTCAAACAATGAAGAAAAACGCAATTAAGGGGGAATAATGGAAGAATACAAACTAATACTAGTTTTCGTGTTTGTGGTAGCTTTTGTTATTGCGGTGGTTTTGAAATGAAGTGCCCATTATGCAAACAAGACAAGATCAAGGATGAATTCAAGCCCTTTAACGGAGATGAGAACCTACTTCAAGTAACAGGTGATTTGGTCTGCGGTGGTTGTGGGGTGAAGTTTAGCTCTGAAGTGATGAGAAAGATTAATATTCCAATACCTTTTTAGGGGGTAGTGTGCCGAGGATACCTAGATTACAACCAAGATATGATTTTATACCAATGAAAGGTGTTGACGGTGAGGTTAGTAGAGTTGCCGTAAAAAAAGAAAAAACCAGTATTTACCAATCACTAAAGAAACTATTCAACAAATATGTTTTATTGGAATAAAATAGTCACACAACCCCTATAAATGGAACTATCCCAAAAACAAGCCTACTATATGGAGAACGCCAATGCCAGGTGCAATATTGCTCATGGTTCGGTTCGGTCTGGTAAGACTGTAGGGTTAAACCTCAAGTTTATTGAGGAAATCGGGGAAACAGGAAAGGTCAAAGGCGCTCATCATATCATGATAGGGAGAACAGAAAGAACTTTGGCCGGTAATGTTCTGGACCCTATTCAAGATTATCTAGGTAAAAGAAACTTCAATTACTCAACTGGCACCCACATGGCTTATATGTTCGGGGTGCCTATACAACTTTATGGTGCTTCAGATATAAGGGCTGAAGGTAAAATTCGTGGCTTAACCGGCTGCAAGGCTTTAGGCGATGAAATGACCATATGGCCGAAAGGCTTCATGAATATGCTTATGACCAGGCTGTCAGTTGAGGACTCTAGGTTTCACGGAAGCACTAACCCAGATTCACCTTATCACGAAATTAAGACTAATTATATCGATAAAGCAGGGGTTAATGATTTAAAAGAATTTCATTTCGCTTTAGAGGATAATCCATTCCTACCTAAAAAATATGTACAAAACCTAAAGAAAGAGTTCTCAGGGCTGTTTTATAAGCGGTTTATTATGGGTGAATGGGTGCTTGCTGAAGGGTCTATATTCGATTTCTTTGAAGAAAAAGAGCCATACGTATTTAAAAAAGGGAAGTTACCAAAAGCCAAATGGTATACTGCCGGTATTGATTATGGTACTAGCAATGCCTTCGTTTGTGTTTTGGTGGGACATAATCCAGACGCAACCCCTAGTTGTTGGGCTGAAAAAGAATACTATTACAGCGGTAGGGACAGCAATAAGCAAAAGACAGATCTCGAGTACTGTGAAGATTTGAAGGAATTTTTTGGTGAAATAAGGCCCAGAAAGATAATTGTCGATCCATCTGCAACTAGTTTTAAAGTACAGGCATCAAGGTCTGGTTTAATGGGGATTACTGATGCCGATAATGATGTTTTAAATGGAATAGCCACCCATTCTAGGATGTTAAAAAACGGTGATTTTTCTGTTTCAGATGAATGTGGGAATTCTATAAGGGAATATATGTCATACGTTTGGGATGAAAAAGCCCAGGATAAAGGCGAGGATAAACCCAAAAAACAAAATGATCATGCAATGGATGCGATCAGGTATGCTTTACACACCCAATTTGGACAAGATTACCTAGATTATAGTAAACTGGTTACTTGGTAAATTAAAGTTAGGATATAACTTTAAATAAAGTATTTTATAGATATGGCTTATAAGTGCAAACACTTTAAGATTTACGAGCTAGTCGATCCCGTCACATATAAAAAATATGGTCAAATGTGTTGGAAGTTCTTTGACCCTCGTGTTTTAGAGGCTTTGGATATACTCAGGCTTATTTTTGGCTCAATTACAGTTAACGATTGGAAATGGGGCGGTAAATTCAAGTGGAGCGGTTTAAGGGTTTTTGGTTGTGGTTATGGCACTGAATACTCAGCCCACCAAAGAGGTTCCGCAATTGATGCTAAATCAAAGAAATATTCAGGTATTGCCATGAGGCGACTTTTGAAAAAGTATGATAGGAATCAATTAAACATTACACACGCAGAATGGAAGAAGCTTACAAAGCGATTTTTTGAATTGATAAACGAAATTGAACTAGGCACAAAAACCTGGCTGCATATAGCGGTAACAAATAGAACCGGACTTAGATGGATTCCGTTACCCAAGAAAGGTAAAAAATGAATAAAGCTGTAAAGAAAAGCGTAAAGAAAAGCGTAAAGAAAAGCGTAAAGAAAAAAATCACTACTAGAAAAGATGTAGCAGAAGGGAAAATGGAAATAATCCATGAAGATGGGTGGAGCAACCTCCTAACCAAAATGGGTACTTCCAAAGATAACCAAACCTCGGATGTTTTCGGGGTAACAGTAGACCGAACGTTTGGCGAATTAGAGGAATTATACCGGGGTGATGGTTTAGCAAAGAGAATTGTCGATTTACCTGCGGCGGAAATGACTCGCAATTGGTTTGATGTCACAGGTGATACTGAAGGTGATGTTGAAAAAGCATTAGTCGAATTAGATGCCAAATCTCTTGTAAACAAAGCTTTGAGATGGGGCGGGGTATATGGTGGGGCACTAGTTGTAATGCTTATTGATGATGGTGGTGAGCTTAAAGATGAGCTTGATTTAAACAAAATCAACAAAGTCGAAGAATTAAGGGTATACGATAGATTTAAAATTTGGGCAGACCCTACAGATATTCAGCAAGACCCACAAAAGCCCGGTTTCGGTAAACCTTTCAGGTATCAAGTAAACCCAATTGAAAACACTTTTTCAGGCGCTCTTTTCACTGTTCATGTTTCCAGGGTATTATCGTTTGATGGGGTTGATATTTCTGAAGTTTCCAGAAAAATAAACAAAGGTTGGGGTGATTCTGTTTATCAGGCGATCCATAAACAGCTTTCAAATGTTGGTGGTGCTTATCATTCTACAAGGTCAATTTTAAATGATTTCATCCACCCAGTACTTTCTATTGATAATCTTCAAGAGTTAATCGCAGGTGGGCAAGAGAATTTAGTTAAGGCTAGGCTCGAAATTATGGATTTATCAAGATCTATTCTTAATACAACTTTGATCGACTCTAAAGAATCCTACGAGAAAAAAGCTTCCAGTGTTGGTGGTTTAGATGCTCTTATTGATCGGTTTACGGTTGCCTTATCAGCTGTTTCTGGTATCCCTCACACCCTTTTAATGGGCCAATCACCTGCAGGGTTGAACAGTACTGGCGAATCAGATATAAGATTCTGGTATGATAAGATTGCAGCATTACAGCAAGAGAAGATGCTCAAACAAATGACTTATCTAGTCAAAATAATAATGCTATCTAAACAGGGCCCTACTAATGGAAAAGAGCTAGATGATTGGTCAATTCAATTCAACCCTTTATGGCTACCAACAGAAAAAGAGCAGGCTGAATTAAGAAAGATCCAATCTGAAACTGATGTTAATTACATTAATACTGGTGTTTTAATCCCTGCAGAAGTTGCTGTTTCAAGGTTCGGCGGTGATCAGTACAGCACCGAGACAATTTTAGAGCCAGGCGATAGAAAGGATTTAATCACTGATCCTGAAGATTTTGAGGATAAAGAAACCAGGAAAAAATAATGGAATACAGAAAAGGCTATAAATATCAACTACACAAAGATGAGGTCATTGTATTAGGTGAGGCTTTCAGGACCGTTAAACCAATAAAATCCGATTTAATAGAATTATTCGATAATGTTTTAGTAGTTAAAGAGCATTATGCTTGGGATGGTGCCAGTGGCCCCACCAAAGATACGGATGATACAATGACAGCTTCTTTATGCCATGATGCCTTATACCAATTAATGAGGAAAAGGCTATTACCGCATTCTTTATGGAAACAGGCAGATAAGGAATTAATGAAACTTTTGAAAAAGAATGGAATGCCACTTTTCAGGCGCACCTACTGGAATTTTTTCCTTTCCAAAGCCAGGGGTAAACACGCCTCGCCAAAGAATGTAAAAAAAATATACAGTGTAAAATGAGTGAAGGAAATGACAGCACATTCAGTTTCAAGATTGATAAGAAATCAATTAAACTATTACTTGGGCTTGTGCTTTTACCAGGTGGGGGTTATTCAGTAAAAACTTTGATTTGGGAACCTTATAATGAAATTAATCAAGCCCGGATCAAATCAGATTCATTACGAACAGATAGGATTTTGGAAGAGCAACACCACTCCAGGAGTGAGCTACAGCAAATCAAACATGGTATTATAGTAATACAGCACCAATTATCAGGCATGGCTTTAGATAATGCGATTGAAGCTACCAATGAAGAGTTAAATGAATAAGAAAGTAGACCATGAATTATACAAGAAAGCATTAGATACAATACGAATGACCAAAATTCTCTTAGATGAGAAAAAAAAACTTATAGAGGTCTTAAATAATATTATTGATACAATGGAAAAAAAGTATGTTATTCAGGAAAAATATATCAAAGATCTTGAAAATCTTGTGGAGGTTCAGCTTGAAATGTTTAAATTGTAATGATGAGGGGGCCACTACTTTTAGAGGTATAGCCACTTGCCCAGAATGTAAGTATAAATGGAAAATACCTAGAAATTTCCGTACTAATGAAATGGAGGTTCCACGTGAAACAATTGTTAAGCCTACCGAACAAGAGCCAACTATTTCCAAAATGGAAACTGTTGAAATAAGCAAGAAAACAGGAAAAAAGAAAAGAGTCTATAAGAAACGCAAAAAGAAATCCACCACGAAAGAATGATTGCAACTAGAAGAGACAGGGTTGATCTTGTAAATGAGATCGCAATGAGGCGTGAAAACCTCAACAAAAGGAAGGTTAAGAAAACGCCTACTGTTAAATGGCTTTTCCCAGTTCCAGTATCTAGGCAATACCAAAGAATCTTAGATCGCCATGTTGAGAATATGATCGCCTTAACAATCCAGATTGTGGTTAATAACCTTGAGAGTTTAACCGCTCAAAGAGACTTAGAATTCCCAGAACTACTTAAAACAGATGCTTTTGAGGAATCCGCAGACAGAGTTATCAATTCCCTTCAATTAGGAATTGCCTCACAGCCTCTAGGTAAAGTTTTAACCGCCGAAGAGATAGGCCAAGAAACTTCAGTCTGGAATGATGCCCAGTGGCAAAAAACAATGAAAAACGTGATGGGCGTTGCAATATTCCAACAAGAACCATGGTTGGGGCCTGTGTTAAATGGCTTTACTAAAGAAAATGTGCAGCTTATAACGAAATTAGAGCAAGACTACCTTGCTGATGTTTCAGGTATTGTACAAAGGGGCCTTAGACAAGGCGATAGTCATAGAACTATAGCTACCCGATTATTAGGTGATGCAAGATTAGCTAGTGGGTTGAGATCTGGCATAGTTCAATTCGAGCAAAGAGGGAAAAAGTTCCCTATTAAAGGAAAAGATCTCGCATCCAAAACAAAGAACCGGGCCAAGCTAATAGCCAGGGATCAGGTAAGTAAATTAAACGGGCAACTCACGAAATTAAGAGAAACTAATCTAGGCATCCAAAAATACACTTGGAGAACTGCACAAGATGAGCGAGTAAGACCCACCCACAGGGCAAATAATGGAAAGGTTTTTAATTGGGATGAATCACCGGCAAATACAGGGCACCCAGGGGATGATGTACAATGCAGGTGCCATGCTGAACCAATTTTTGACGATATAATAGAGGGGATTTTACAGAATGGCTGATTCTAGTAAATTACAAGAAAGCTTGGCGAATATTGCTAGAGAAATTCGATCTGAGTCAGACAAGAGTTTCACAGGTAGAATTGACGTTGGGATTAAGATGAATCAAGGCGGGATAGACCATATTTCAATGAAAGTTGAAAAAAATATCAATTTAAGAAAAAAATAATTAGGATTAAGCCCTAAAATATCGTATTATAGAAATAGTCTTTTGGAATAATTTCCTTTTAATAAAGTGAATATTAATCCCGGCGAAGTGTTAAAGCTTTTCCGGGATTTTTTTTTGGTCAAAAATGATTAAGCAAGCAAAAGTAATCCTCTACCCTATTTTTGTAGGGTTTGGAAAAAAAGTCATATCTGCACTATTTTTGACAGATACAGAGGCACCTGCTAATTTTCTAGTAGACACAGAATTACCTCCAAATAGGCTCGTTTGTAAATTCTAATGGCAGTACACGGACCAAGCATAAATGTAGATCCAGATGCGATCCATGATAATGTCGCTGATGAAATAGGTGTCATTGCTGAGAAAGTAACGCCAATTGCTGCTGATGAAATCATCATAGAAGATAGTGCGGATTCAAACAATAAGAAGAAAGTACAAGCAGGGAATTTACCAGTTGCTTCTCATACTCACACAGAAAGTGAAATATCTGATTTAGACCACACTGATGCCGATGCAATCCATGATAATGTTTCGGGTGAGATAAATGCAGTAAGTGAAAAAACAACCCCTATTGGCGCTGATTTAATATTGATTGAAGATTCAGCCGATAGTAATAGTAAGAAGAGAATACAGATTTCTAACCTTCCAGGTGGTGGTGATGCAGATGCAATCCACGACAATGTTGCAGGTGAAATCACAGCCATTACAAGCAAGGGTACACCAGTAAATGCTGATACAATTGTTATCGAAGATTCTACTGCTGCTGATGCCAAAAAAAGTGTAACAATCGGAAATTTACCTTTTGCTGCTCCAAGCCATACTCACACCGAATCAGAAATTAGTGATTTAGATCATACTGATGCTGATGCCTTACATGATAATGTGGCAGGTGAGATCTCATTAATAACTAATAAAACCACACCCATTGGTGCTGATTTACTGGTTATCGAAGATTCAGCAGCCACTAATGCGAAAAAGAATGTTTTAATTGGTTCTTTACCTTTTACAGCCCCAGGCCATACACATACTGAATCTGATATAACAGATCTAGTACATCCTTTTATGGAAGGATGGGTCAAAGGTTTAGAGATGACTTTTGCAAGTGTATCTACGGTATCAATTGAAGCGGGTAAATGTAGAGATAGCGCGAATGGGTTTAATATTATTAATACAGCCACGAGAACAGCCGATATTACTACTTCTGGCCTAAATGGGTTAGACACTGGGACAGAAGCGGTCAGCACTTGGTACGCATTATTTATAATTGATGATTCTACAGGTTCCAATACAGAAGGGGCTTTATTGTCTCTTTCTAGTACCGCGCCCACGCTTCCAGGTGGATACGATGTATTTAAAAGGGTTGGATGGGTTCGGAACAATGCTTCTGGTGATTTTATAAAATTCATCCAAACAAGAACGAATGATTTTAGAAAAGTTTTCTATGATGAGGAAATTACTAATTTAACAGTTTTATCACTTGGTTCAGCTACCATTTACACGGGGGTAAGTTTAGCTGCATTCGTTCCACCTACATCATTGGAACCTATTTTGGCCCTTGTTATAGCCCCAGATGATAGGGGTGATTTCCTAGAAATTAGGCCGACAGGCTCCACAATGGACAATGCCACTTATAAATTCAATGGTATTGATGACAAGAATAAATCTGGGTACGGTATTCAGGAAACTATTTGTAGTAATCTTCAAAACATTGAATATAGAGTAACACAAGCATCTGATGATGCTAGTATCGGAGTAGTGGGTTATTATGACCAACTTTGAGATTGTAGACTGCTTGGATTGCGGGAAATGTTGTACCTCTAAAAGTTTGGAGAATATTTCTGTATATGCCACTGATGAAGAATGGGAAGCTATTCCGAATCGATATAAGCCAATATTGAAATGGCAAAAAAACCACATGGGGTTCAAGCCACATGATGATGGTTTTTGTTGCAGCGCTTTGTCTGGTGAAGTCGGAAAGAAAATCAGTTGTGATATATATGAAATACGCCCGGACTCTTGCAGAAAGTTTGAAGTGGGTAGTGAAAGATGCTTGGAAGCTAGAAAGCTTGAAACTACGGGGTTCTTACAATGACAATGCACATAGTTACAGACACAGCTACCGGAAGGATTTTAAGAAGCGGTCACGATGTTGATTTTGAGAATGATGGTTCCTTTGATTCATCTACTGAATCTTATAGAACAGATGCCCCTGATAACGTAAAGGCTTCCAAATTAGATGATACATCAGACCATGATATATACAATGGGTTCGCTTATGAGACTGTTTCGGAAACAACCCCTGAAAAACTTATTAAATACAAGAAAAAGAAAAGAAAAAAGATTACTAATAAAACATATAAAAAGCTGAGCGAAGGATTTTCGCATAACGGAAAACATTTCTCTTGTATAAAAAAAGCACAAGATTTTATTGCTCACATGAAACAATTTATCGATAAAAGTAAACTTTTCATCCCATTACAAATAACCACTATTGAAGATGAGACTTATGTTTTTAACACTATTGAGGATTTTAATTTATTTGTGGACACCGTTTTGGGTACAGTAAAAAATCATAAGGATGAGGAACGTCCCATTAAACAACAACTTTTTGCGGCTACCGATATTGCTGCAGTTGACGCGATACTAGATGAGAGGTAATTATGCAAAATAACGGATTTACAGCACCAAATGGTTCAACTCTTGAAGTGGCCACAGTATCCTCGGATACCAAATTAATTCTAATTCAGAATAACGACGCCTCAAGTGATTTGAGATTTGGGTTTACGGATGCTAAAACAAACGCTACCGATGGGTTTTTGGTTGAAGCAAAACAAACATTTCCTTTGCCAGTAGATGGTAATGGTGGAAAAATATTTGTTTTTGGTGTCGGCGCAATTGTTGCCGGGGTAATAGGTCAACTATGAGAAGATACGATACAGGCCGACTTAAAAACGCTAGAATACTAGATGATGGCAGGTTAATGGCTGATGTAATCGTTTCTAGGACTGGAGTTTTGGATTATCGAAATGCTGATGGATCAGCTAGAAAAGAGTTTAGGGATCCTGATGAAGTGTTTAAACTTGATAGCCTAGCAACAATGAATATGATTCCTGTTACTGATGGACACCCTTCAGCGGGCCTTGTTACTTCAGAAAACGTAAAAGAATTAGGCGTAGGGCAAACAGGGGAAAATGCTCGTGCTGATGGCATATATGTAATGAACACTCTCACGGTCAATAACCAAGATGTAATCGAAAAAATTATGTCAGGTAAGCAAGAGTTGAGTTTAGGCTATCAGCTTGACCTTGACGAAAGCCCAGGGGAACATAAAGGCATTCATTATGACGCCGTACAAAAGAACATAAAATACAATCATCTGGCTTTAGTAGTTAATGCCAGGGCAGGGTCACAAGCAAGGATTTCCCTTGATTCTGGCGATGCCATCCAAATAAACAAACAACAGGAGAAACCAGAAATGGAAAAGAATTTACTTACCGTAAATCTGGATGGCATTGAATATCAAGCCTCCCCAGAGGTCAAGAAGGAACTTGACAGACTAATCTCTCGCGCTGATAAAGCCGAAGGTTCAGTTTCCACAATTAAAGAAGAAAAAACCACTCTTCAAGCTAAGTTTGATTCTCAGAAAGAAGAATTAGAAAAGCTTAAAAATGTGGATAATTCTGAAGAAATTAAAACAGCTGTTGACGCTAGAATTTCTCTAGTAAGTTCAGCTCTTAAACATCTTGATTCAGAAGAATCTAAAGAAATCGAGCTTAAAACTGATAGCGAAATCAAAATTGCTGTTATCAAAAAGTACTCACCTGATTTCAATGCTGATGACCAAGAGGAATCTTACATCAAAGCACGTTTTGATATTGCCTTAGAAAACACACCTAAAAAATCAGGTGTTGCTGATCAAAGACAACAAATGCAAAACAAAGATGGTGAAGAACCTATTGTAAATTCAGATGAAGCCCGTAAAAATATGTACAAAACTGTAACAAATGCCCACAAAGGCGAAACTAAATAACCAAAGGAGAATTGAAAAATGTCAGTACAAACTTCATATAACAGTAACTCCGATGTAGCCTTTGCAGGCATGAAAGCCGACTCAGGCTTTGATCGGGTGAATTCAGGAATTGGTGAAAGCACTATTCCTTTCGGACACGGCCTTATCGCCGGAACAAACGCGGAAACTCAGGTAAAAAATGCTGATGGTGCCGGTGTTTTCCGTGGTATATCTGTTCACAAACATAAAGAACCTTCTGCAGCCGGTGTTAATGATGCTGAATATGCAGACGAAGAAATGGTTTCAGCACTTACCCAGGGAAGAATCTGGTGTGCAGTTGAAACTTCTGTTTCCGGTTCAATCGCAATTGATGACGATGTTTTTATTAATATCGATATTGGCGGTGCCGAATTAGGAAAAGTAACTGATACTGTAGGGACTAATATCGCTACTGGAGGCAAAGTCATAAAAGTAGACGTTGCTTTGAAACTTGCACAAATTGAAATCAACCTTCCATAACGAATAAAGGAGAAACATCATAATGGAACAACTAACAAATCTTGATGCCGGTGAATCGGTCTTCTTTTCCCGTCAATTGGAAAGCATCAAAACAAAAGTATACAATGTTTTATATCCTGAGTATAAAGCAACTAGCCTATTGCCTGTAGATACATCTGCCGGTCCTGGTGCTGAAACAATTACTTACAGGTCTTTTGATCGTGTAGGCGTAATGAAACTGATCGCAGATTATGCTGATGATCTTCCACGTTCTGACGTTAAAGGTAAAGAAGTTACCATTAGAGTTAAATCGTTGGGTGGATCTTTTGGCTATAATCTTCAGGAAGTACGAGCTTCAGCAAAAGCCGGTACAGCCTTGAGTCAGTTAAAAGCTAATGCAACTAGACAAAGCTATGAAGCAAAAGTAAATGAACTCGCCTTTTTTGGTGATGCTGAAGCAGGCTTATTGGGCCTACTTAATCAGCCCGATGTACCTGCTGCAACAGTTCAAACTGGCGTTGTTTCTGGTAATGTTACTTGGCTTGGCGCTTCTCCTAAAAATACTGATGAAGTATTAAAGGATATGAATGACGCGGTTAGAGATCCCATGACCCTTTCAAAAGGTGTTGAGATCCCTGATACCCTTCTTTTGCCTCTTGATGAGTATAGTTATGTATCTACTACTCGTTTAGCTGCAGGAACAGACACTACTATTTTGCAATTTTTTCTTCAAAATAATCCTGGTGTTACTGTTGAATGGGTGAATGAATTAGCTGATGTTGCCGTACTACCTTCTGGTGGTGGTGGACCCGCTAATGTAATGATCTCATACAAGAAAAGCGCTGATAAATTAACCTTAGAACTACCTTCTCTTTTCGAGATGTTAGCAGTGGAGGCTCGCGGTTTAGAGTTTATCGTTAATGCTCATGCTCGATATGCCGGTGTTCAGGTTTATTATCCACTTTCAATGAATATTGTTGAAGGAATCTAATTACTCTCGTGGTGAGAGGTTGCCTCGCCGGTATGCCGGGGCTTAAAAAAATAGCATACTACTAACCACGAGAATAAGGAATTAAAAAATGATTATTAACAGAAAGAAATCAAACCCATACAGATGCGAAGGCGTATTAATTATGCCTGGTGTAACTGAGATCAAGAACCCAGAAGATGTTAAAAAGCTAAAAGCAAATAAGCAGTTTCAATATCAAATTGATAATGGTGTAATGCTGATAGTTACTGGAAGAGATGATAAAGGTAAAAAAGTTAGTGAGCCCAGTGAAATGACTGATGAATTATCTATTGGAGTAATCGAACAGACTTTTGATGCTAAGACTCTTGATAGTTTCAAGGAAAAAGAAATAGACAATAAAGGTAGAGGAAAAGTAATCAACTTTATTGACAAACAAATAAAATCCTTAACTGATCATCATAATTAATCATGGCAATTACTACCGTACCAGAAATAGTCGCTTTAAAAAGCCCGGATTTCGCAGGCGATTCACGCTTGACGGATTTTGAGGCTTTGGCACGACTACAACTAAGCGCTGATGTGTTTGGTGATAAAGGTACGTATGCAATTGCTCTTTTGGTCTTGCATTGGCTCCACTTGGATTCACTTTCAGGTGGTAGCAGTACGGGGTCTGGTTCTGGTTTTGCCGGTACCATTACAATGGAAAAAGAGGGTGATTTGGCCCGTTCTTATAGTGCCCCAACTGCCACTGGTAGTGCTTCAGAAGCTTATTATGGGAAAACCATTTATGGCCAAGAGTTATATCAATTAATTAGGGGCTGCCTCATTTTACCCATGAATAGGTGTATATGAGCACAAGAGATATTGATTTAGGTTGGGGTAAGTTCATGGACAACATGGTTGCTGTTGATGATTCATACACAAAGGTTGGTTTGCCTGAAAATGCTACTCTAAAGCCTGGAACTAAATCTGGTTCTGGTGCAGATGAAGCTAGTGATATGTCTGAATTGATTAAGATCGGTGCAATACATGAATTTGGAACAAAAAACATACCATCCAGACCTTTCATGAGAAACACTTTCGACCAGAACCGAACCAAAATAAATAAGATTCAACAGGTAATGTATGATAGGTTGGTCAAAGGTAATACTACAGTTAAAAAAGGCTTGGGCATTATTGGTGAGTCTGTTTCTAGGTTAGTCAAAAAACAGATTACGGATTTAAGATCACCCCCTAATAAACCATCCACAATTAAAAGGAAAAGAAGCTCTAATCCTTTAATTGATTCTGCACAAATGAGAAATTCAATATCTCATACTGAGGTTACACGTGGCGTCTAGTTTTGGAAATACTATTTCAGGCGTTCGACATTCTGGTGCCGGAGCTTATGATGCTCTAGGTAAATGGTCTGAAGGTGGTACTGATCCAATCAGCTTTAAGGGTAGCATACAGCCACCACTAGGCGATGATATGGCCTCTTTACCCGAAGGGCGCAGGGAAGTTGAAGCTTATCGCATCTATTCAGAATTTGAATTAAAAACTGTAGATGAAAATGGAAAGATTAATCCTGATAAATTAACACTTTTTGGTAAAACAAATGCTTTTGAAGTTGTTAGGGTTGAGGCTTGGCAGAATGGTGTTCGATCTCACTATGAATCACTGGTGGCTTTAATTGGCTGATTTAACAACTATACAAACAGCTATTAAAGCATGGGTTGATTCTGAAACTACTAATGTATGTATTATGGCAGAAGGAAATGGGCCCAAACCAGACGCACCTTTCTTTACTTACCGTTTAGCTTCTTTTATAGATGAGGCTGAAGATCATACATCTAGCCCTGATGCAATTTCAGGTGATGTAGTCATCACTGGAAACAGAGCTTTCACAGTTGAAATAAATGGATATGGCCCAGGGGTCATACAGAAATTAAGAGATTTAAAAAATAGTACTAGAAAGGGAACAATATTAGACACCTTTCGTTTATCTAATTTAATCATAGTAAATAGGCTTGCAATAACAAACCTGACAGGATTAGATCAATCAAATTTTGAAGAGCGCGGTATGTTTGAACTTTTAATGAGAACTGATAGTGTTATTACAGACACCGGTTCAGTAATTGAAGATTTTAACGGAACGGGAACTTTAAGTCAACCACCTAAACCAGATGTAACAACAACGTTGGAAGTTACCACACCATAAAGGAGAATAAATATGAGTATCAATGATATTGTAAATGTCAATATCACCCGGCAAACTTCCTCAGTTTCACGGGTTGGTTTTGGAACAATAAATATAATGGGGGTAAGTAAAGCTTTTACACCTCTAATTAAGTTTTATAACACTTTATCTGAAGTTGCTGAAGATTTCGACACTACTGCAAAAGAACATATTGCAGCCAGTGATGCTTTCGCACAAAATCCACAGGTAAGTAGAATTGCCATTAGCCGTAGGGCCACCTCTGATACTTCAGTTGTGACTGTTGACACGGTAACTGATTCTGTAAACTATTCAATTGTAATTGATGGTGAAACATTCACTTTTAATTCTGGTATTGGTGCAACAGCAATCACTATTGCAGCCGGATTAGTTGGTCTTATTAATGCTTCTGGAACTTTAGCCGTAACAGCTACTGATAACTTAGATGGCACTTTTGATCTAGATCCTGATGTAGCCAGTACAGATTATGCTGTTAAAATCGAATCTAAATTAACAATTACTTACACTACAGCAACAACCCCAGGCGCTGATCTTACAGCTATCAATACGGCTGATGATGATTGGTATGGTCTTGTTTATACTGAAAGAGTTGAAGCAGATGTTGAAGCCATTATGGATTGGGTTGAAGCAGAATTCAAAGTATTTGCAACAGCTTCCGCTGATGCTAATATCAAAGACCAAACTGATGCGGTTGATGTAACCACTGCAGCTTATTATGCTAAATCACAATCATTATCCAGGTCAGCGGTTTTCTACCATGCAAATGCTGCTACTCAATATCTCGATGCCGGTTTTCTTGCTGTTACTTTAGTTCAAGACCCAGGCTCTTATACTGGTATGTTCAAAACAGTTTCTAGTGTAACCGTTGACAGCTTATCTGCTACACAAGAAAAGAATGTAAAAGACAAAAATGCTAACACTTACTTAACCGTGGCTCAAGTGAATATCACAGCTGAAGGTAAAGTTGGCGAAGGTGAATATTTTGATGTAATTGTTTTTGTTGATTGGCTTAAATCAAGGATGCAAGAGCGTATTTATTCTGTATTAGTTAATAGCTTAAAAGTACCTTATACTGATGCCGGTATTGCTGCAATTGAAGCAGAAGTTACCGCACAACTTCAGGATGGTATTGCAGCTAAAGGGCTTACAAATAACCCTCAACCGACTGTTACAGTACCCAAAGCTATTGATATTTCTGCGGTTGATAAAGCCAACAGAGAATTAAACGGCATAACATTTCAGGCAACACTCGCAGGTGCGATTCATGCCGTAACAATTAATGGAACCGTTTCGGTTTAAGGAGTAAAAAATGGCAGTTTTAACCTATGACCCTAGTCAAGTTATAATAAGTGTTGGCGGTATCCCAATGTCAGGTTTTGCTGATGGAACCTTTGTTTCTATTATGCGATCTGAGGATGCTTATTCAAAAATAAATGGTGCTGATGGTGTTACATCAAGAGCAAAATCTAGTGATAAATCTGGAGAAATGACTCTTACATTAGCGCAAACTTCACCTAGCAATGATGTACTTTCGGGTATTGCTCTTGCTGATGAACTTACAAATGGTGGGGTCGTTCCCATCATTGTAAAAGATGCTTCTGGACGAACTAACTATTTCTCAGGGAATGGATGGATCAGAAAGACACCTGAAGCGGCTTTTGGCAAAGAAGTTGATAATCGTGAATGGACGTTTGACCTAGCGGATCTTGATGTATTCGCCGGTGGAAACGGATAACTTAACCAACTCGCCACGAGGGAGAAATGAATAATGATAAAAACACAGGACAAATTAATTGATGGCCAAAAGGTCGAAGTCACCCAACTGCCGGCGCGTAGAGGGTTAAAGCTAAAGCTTAAAATAACCCGCTTAGTCGGCCCTGCGTTGGGAAAATTAATTGGCGCAAAAGGCCAAACAGAATCTTTTCTGGATTCTGATATTGATATTTCAGAAATGCTTGAAAAGCTATTTGAAAATGTTGATGAAGAAACCCTCATGAACCTTATACAAGAAATACTTGTTACCACTAGGGTCGATGGCCAGGAAGTGGCTAAAGATGAAGTGTTTGATATGGTTTTTGCTGATGGTTATGCTTTAATGTATAAAGTAGTTTGGTATACATTGGAGGTGAACTTCAAATCTTTTTTGGAACTGATGGGTATTGGAAAAGCGAACAGCAAAGGCCAAACTCAAACGCAGAAAAAACGGAACAAAGGCTAAGTGAAGAATTAAGGGAAGAATTTATTATATGGCGAATATGGCACAGTGGGAAAGCAACATTGGAAGAACTAGATACATTCTGGTCACTTGATGATTGCCTACGCGCTGAAGCCGTAATGGATATGTTTCAGTATTACGAAAAATTAGAAACGGATAAGGTTAATGAAAAATGATCGTTAGGGAATTAGTCACAAAATTATCTTTCCGAGCTGATAACTCAGCTGTTAAACGGTTCGATCAAAATATTGGAAGATTAAAGAATTCTCTCGGTGGTGTTACTACCAATTTAAAACAAACAGCTAATGGTATCCGTAATTTAGGGGCGGGCTTAACTGCTTTTGTAAGTTTACCTCTAGGTTTATTAGCCGGCGGAATGATTAAAGCTGCTAGTGATGCGGAAGAAACAGAGGCCAAGTTTGGAACTGTTTTTTCCAGTATACGAAGTGAAGCGGATGCCGTTGCTGATAATTTAAAAAAGAATTTTGGACTATCTTCAAATGCTTCTAAACAATTATTAAGTGATACGGGTGATCTTTTATCTGGCTTTGGGTTTGCTCAAGATGAGACTTTAAAATTCTCTAAAGATGTTAATGAATTGGCGGTTGATTTAGCTTCATTCACTAACTTAGAGGGTGGGGCTGAACGTGCAAGCAGGTCGCTTACAAAAGCGCTTTTAGGTGAACGTGAATCTATTAAAGAACTAGGTATTGCAATTCTTGAAAAAGATGTTGTTGAACGTGTCGCATTAAACCGATCTAAAGGAATTACAAGGGCCACGATGAGGCAAGAAAAAGCCTTGGCCACTCTTCAATTAGCACAAGAGCAAAGTAAAAATGCAATAGGTGATTTTGCCCGTACTTCAGAAGGCTTTGCAAACCAAATGAGAATCTTTAAAGCTAGGCTGAATGATTTATCTGTTGAGTTTGGTAAGATTCTTTTACCGGTTGCTTTAAAAGTTGTGAGGGCATTGGGAAAGGTTGTAGCAAAATTTAGTGGGTTAAGTAAATCAGCTAAAACTACGATTTTAATAATCGGTGGTATTGTGGCTGCACTTGGGCCTCTTCTTTTAGTGTTTGGTGTATTAGCTAGTGCGGTTATTAGTTTAATTAGTTTGTTTTCAGTGTTTGGGGTATGGCTACTCCCTATAATTGCGGTAGTTGCTGCTATTAGTGCAGCGGTGGGCCTTTTGATTGAGGATTTTATTGTCTGGACAATGGGCGGTAAATCATTAATAGGGACTTTGATAGGTAGCTTTGAAGATTTTAAGGCGAAGGTCATGCCTGTTTTATCCCTGCTAAAAGATACCTTTGTGAATTTTTGGAAGGGTATTGTAAAAGGTGATCAGGAAGCTTTAGCTGCTTTTACTAAAAACATTGAAGAACTGGTTCCAGTATTAATAAAGGTTACTACTAAATTATTAGGGGTGATGCTTAAAGTAGCTAAAGAACTGGGTAAACTGTTTTTTGGTATTCTTGAAAGGTTGATCTCTTCAATTGGTGGTGCCATAGCAAGGATGATTGCTTCAGCTTTTTCTAAACTGATAAAATCCACGAATAATTTATTAGATGGGGTGGTTGATGGGTTGATTGAAAAATACCCAGTACTAGGAAAATTCTTAGTCGGTTCTGGCAAAAAAAGACCGCCAAAAGCACCGGAAACAGGGGGCAATAGTTCTGGTGGTGGATTTTTTGATAGCCTTAAAAATATAGGAAGTTCTTTTAAGGGGACGGCAAGTTCACAAAGTACAAGTGCTAATTTTGCAAGGGCTTTTAGTGTTGGTGGTAAACCTGGAATTTCCCAACAGAATCAATTCCATACAGAATTAACTGTGCAGCTTACGCCAGGAACAACAAATGAACAGGCGGAAGAATTGTTAGGCATCATTAGGGATGAAAATGCACAAAACATTGAATCAGCAATAAACTCTTCACCGGTGACTGAATAATGGCTGAATCTAAAGTTTCCTTATTGTTTGGTAGTAAAAAGGGTGCTACGATTGGTGAATTGGTATGTGATGCGACTTTAAAAGAAACGCATGATTACAAAAACGAAGTAACTCAATGGCCTATTGAAGAGGGCGCTAATATATCAGACCATATTAGGCAGGCCCCTGATGAAGTAGAAATCAATGGTTTTGTAACTAACTCGCCAGTACTCCAAGCTAATGTACAGAGGTTAGGGCAATTCGTAGGTTCACAAACTGACCCATTTATAGCCGGTGCCGTTGGGACCGCTGCAAATGTTGGTGGTTTGGTTTATAAGAACTTAAAAAGGCCCGGTTCAGTAAACCAAGTTGAACTGGCTAGGGATATTCTTTTAGATATTTCGGGGCGAACAGAAAACGGTAGTAACCACCAACCTTTAAAGGTTAAAATCGTCACTGGACTTAGATCTTATTCTGACATGGCCATGCTGTCTCTTAACATGCAGAGAGATGCTAGAACAGGTGAGGCGATGCCTTTTACTGCTAGGTTTAGGAAGATACGAACAGTTTCCACTGATACAGTTACTATTCCAAGGCCCTCGACTGATGTATCAAACACAACAGGTTCAACAGAATCAAATAAAGTAAATACAAATGAGACTACCGTACAAGAGGGTGAACTTGCTTCAGGGCTTTATAACGGTTTGGTGAAATAATAATGAGTGTTGTAATACCTATAGATAATGAAATAACCTCTCAGGAGTTAGAGGTTGGTTTAGATGGTACTCCGTATAAAATCAATTTCACATACAATGATAGGTTTGGTTTTTGGACAATGAGTTTTAAAAACTTGGAAGATGAAAGTTTAGTTTCTGGAATAAAGGTTGTTTTATCTTACCCTCTTTTGGACCAGTTCACAGACAAGGGTTTACCCCCTGGTGAATTATTCGCAATTGATACCACCCAAAATGAAACGAGTGTAAATAGGGATAATTTTGGAATAACTGTTAAAATGGTTTATATAACTGAGGCTGATATTGACACAATTTAATCGGTCCACCTCTTTCAACATTGGGCCAGTAGCAGGCCAAGGCGTAAAGGTTCAGAATTTACGCATTAATTTTAATATTAAAAAAACCAATAACAAAGAACCCAATATAGGGAGTATTAAGGTTTATAATTTAAGTCAATCCACGCGTGAACAGCTTGATAAAAATATTGAATCTGAAAACAAAAATAAGATTTATCTTAGTGCGGGGTATCTTGATTCAGAAGGGGAAAAGCTTCTATTTGTGGGTGATGTGAACAAAATCGAACACATGAAAGAAAATGCTGATGTGATTACTATGATTTCAGCCCAGGATGGGGCTAGAAATTTAAACACAGTAAAAGCTTCAGTTTCGTTTAAAAAAGATGCTTCTGCAAAAGAAATACTCGAGACTCTTTTGAAGTTATACCCCATTTCAAATGACCTTAAAAACACTGCAATCAAGGATATAAGACTTAAACAGGGCTTTTCTTTTGGTGGGTTGGCTAGTGAAGGTATTAAGAAAATAACTACTCTTTTAGGTTTGGATTTCAGTATTCAAAATGATGAATTAAGAATCATTCCATTAGATGGAAATAACAGCACCTCAGTTGTTAGTTTAACTAGCAAGTCTGGGTTGATCAGATCCCCTACCAGAATTAATGATGAGACAGAAAAATCATTAGGTAAATCAAAAAAGACGAACCCAGGTTGGAGGTTCATTTCTCTTTTGCAGCCTCTTATAATTCCAGGCGGAAGGGTTCAAGCTGAATCTCGGGATATACCCAAATCTGTTTTTACAGTCGTTTCTGTAGAACATAAA